TTGTGCGTTACCTCTTTCTTTTTGAATTAAAATATGGAAGTACGGAATTTCGTATTGCTTGCCACCTTCGTCTTCAATTAAATACCACGCACTCCATTGCTTCCAGCTCACGGGTCGCCAATAGTCCAATACCAAAAACTTTTTGCCATTGATTGCAAACACCTCGTTCGGTGAGAAGGGAACCGGAATAATCATAAGGTTAGGTTTTCTTTAATCTGTTCAAGTTCTTTTTTTAATGCGTCAATTTCAATTAGACGTTCTCGATTTTGAATAAGCAAGCGGCCGTTTTCAACTCTTGCCTCGTTAATACGCTTGTCCAAGTGCCGCTTCATATCTACCATATCCTCCAGCATCTGGGTAGCACGCCATACGGATAACATATAGTCGACTACGTGCTTTTCGTTAGGGTTGGCCAAGGCCATCTCGTTTAACCATCGGGTAACGTCGCTTACTTGCAGAATTTTATCCCGCATATAAATCTCCCAAGAATCTTGACTAAAATGGGTCATCGCTGTAAATTATAGTTTGAATCGGTGCTTGAACATCGAGCAAGTTAAGGTTGTTATAGGTAAATCCAACATTGCCTTTCATTGAACGGATGCGGATGGGTTCGGATAGCGGCGTTGGTCTGCCTCCGGTCTCCATCTCTTTTGTTTTGCGAACGTGAATCTCGGTAAATACCCAATCGGTTAAGTGCTGGGCCAGTCTGTGAATTATTACTATACAGTCGCTACGGTTGCCCCACTTGCCCCCTCCTTCAATATCGGAGGTCATTGGGGGTGTTGGCAGCCCTGCGTACTGGTGGCCGTTAGGGAATGTCCTACGCATTGCTTCTGTTACCGGGTGTGTATTTACAATCGTTGTAACTGAGTTCTTGTGTGAAAAAATCCGCAAGGCAGAAGCCACTTCGTAATGGTATTCGTGCATCCCAGTTTTACCAAGTTTCTTTTGGTCTGTTGTAAGGGAGTTGTACGGGTCGATTAAGCAACCGGTGTACTGCCATTCTTCGAGGATTTCCTCCATTACCCGCAAAAGGTCGAATGCGTTATATAGATTGTTGCTATCTATAAAACGAAAATGCTCATCAATGTAATCAAGGTGGCGATACATCTTGGCCTCCGTTACGTTTTGAATTGGCTCGCAGGAAAGGAACTCGATTAACTTACGCTTCAAGGAGTGTACCTCGTTCTCCGAGGAATATACGAGCCACTTCTTATCGTAATTCATTGTTTGCATCAGCATCAGATAAATCAGCGTATGCGTCTTGCCCACGTTGGCGTGGCCAGTTACAACTACGAACTCGCCATCTTTAAACCGTAAAAACTCATCAATTACCGGGTGGCCGAGCTTACCGGTGTCGTAGTATTTTCCGCCTCTTGCTCTTTCCAAGAACGGCAATACTTTATCGTTAGAAATTAGGTCAGGGTGTTTCATAGAACAAACGTAAACAAAAAATCAATACAAAAAACTTTAGCACAAAAAAAGCCCCTCCGAAGAGGGGCCGAACCAGTCGCTACTGAAACACCTAAAACGGGCTGGTTTCTTCTGTGCGAGCAGCAAAGTGTTCTTGGTGCGTGGCTCCGTGGGTGCCGGACATCCAAGCGTTAAACTTCTCTGCTAACTCAAAGATTTTCTCTACGGGAATTGTTGACCCTTGGGAAACATAAGCTGCTGACATCTCAACAGCCGACTTTAATGCTACCTGGCGAATAATAGATATAGAACGGTCATCGTTTGCCTTCGGTGTTGAGGGTGTCCAAGCTGGACGGTCTCCACGTTGAATCTTAACGGTACCTTTCTCGTTTTTAGTGTACTCAACCTCGTCACCTACTTTGTAAGGTGGGGTTTCGCTTTTGGCGAATGCGGTTCCAAAGTCTCCGTTATCAAAACGCAGCTCTAACTTGTAGAACTCTTGCCATTGGCCGTTGGGGGTGATGCTTGTAATTTTAGGCATTGTGTAATTCGTTTAAAAGGGTTCTTTTTAATACTTCGTTTTCTGCTTCGAGGAACTCCATCTTAGATGCCATCGCCTCGACCCGATGCTGTAAAAACTCAACCATCTGTTGAGCAGATTCTTGCGACCAGTTTGTTCTCGTTCCGTAGTCCATTAGTGCATTTCGTTAAATTGAACTTGACTAATTCCACGCTCCTCAAGCATAATGTTACGCATAAAGGTACGTGCTGGTGCGGATGCTGCTTTGTTGGCCTTACGGGCTGCTGCGTTCACGTAGTAAACCGCATTCATTTTGTTAACCAGGCAATCGGTAAGCTTCTTGGCTCCAATACCAGAAAGACTTTCCTTTACCAAGTTAGCCCAGTTGCGCGCATCACGGTTAACCGGAAGCTTGGACGAAGCAAAGTCCTTGTAAAGGTCGTTGAGTAGAGGTTTGTAGTTTAAGCAAAGCTGCTCTACGAGTTCGATGTTTTTCATTGCGTTTGTTGTTTTAGGTGTTTTGATGGAGCAAACATACGCAAAAAAATTAACATACAACACCTTTACCAAAAAAAATTACTTGCCCGGTGTTCTTTTCTATTTCGTGGTCTCTGCTTATTGTGATTTTAGTTACAAAGTTGGTATTATCGTCCTCGATGCCTCCCCACTTGCGTAACGCATCCAAGGCAAACTTAATAGCCATAATACAGTTATCGTTATCGTATCCGTAGTTATGGCGCAGGGTAGCTGTAATGGTTTGGAATCTTGTTTTATCGTATGCTGCTAACTGGGTAAGCACCTCCTCGGTAAATTTATCCTTGGCCTTCTTTCTAACTATCCAATGCTTGGAGGCGTAGAACTGATTAAGGGAGGGTACTTTGGATAGCGTTACACTAATCTCTATATCCGCAGCGGGCTGCAAAGGCAGGGTCGAGCTTGTGGACTTCTTTAAGGAGGGTTTGCTCCTGGGCTTTGGCGTAGGCACGGCCTTTGGCATCACAATTAGCGAAAAGAATCGCAACCTCCGATAGAATCAAATCTATCTGCCTCTTGACTTCTGGATTGTTGTAATACGGCATAGTCTTTAAGTTGTTGGAGTTCACGTTGTAGGTGGATTATTGCTTTTGTAATATCTTGCTCGGCAGGGTTGCCGTCTTTCTTTCCGGCACGAAGTAGGTAGGCGATTGCTACACCCAAATTGTAATTGTCGTGGGCAAAGTCCTGCACCACGTCAAACGCCTCTATCCCCTTAAACTTACCAATGTAGTAATTAGGCGTCCCAGTACAGGAACACTTGATGGAATCCTTGATGCTCATTTGTTAAAACCTTTTTTTCCTTGCTCCCAGGTGTTGTATTTGAGCAGGGCTGCTGATTCGTTTTCGCTTCTGGGGTAGTCGCAGAATCCGAAGTGGTTAAGGAATGCGTTGGTGTAGTCATTGGGAATTTGTTTTAATTCCATTGCAAGATATTTCTTGCGTCGGTCGTTTCGTTCTGTTGCCATATTGCAAACCTAAAAAAGAAAACGATAGGTCTAACCAATGTAAATAACTAAAAAGTTATTAACACTTGTCGGGCGTATGCGCCCAATGCTTATTTTTTACTACTTAGTTAAGTTAACTAACTATATAACTAACTAACTATATAACTTAAATAACTAACTAACTTAGTTAAGTAACTTAGTTAAAATTAAAAATAAAATAAAATCTGCGTTTAGACGCATTTTATTAGTCAAGGTATACAATCTATCCAATTCAGATAGATAATGCGTTAGAACGCACCTAAAGTACCTCTACTGCCTTATTAGGACTATGAGCAGCATACCAACAGCAAACAACATTAGGTATTTCTCCCAATCACCTTTTGCTCTGGTCGTGATTTTGGTGTTAATATACTTTGTTACTTGCACCGTATCTGGTAGGCACGTCGCTTGCAACCGAATGGTATCAAAGTTTCTAACAATCTTAATCCGAATGTTGTCCTTTTGGACAACTACTGTATCAACATTGTTAAGCGTGAGCGTATCCCAAAGGTTTCTTTCCTTGGTTACGATTGTGGTATCCCACCTCGTTTGCCAAACATTCGCACCTTTCTTTACGGCTTTACGCAAATGGTACTCCGCCGAGCAACTACCCAGAGCAAGACTCGCAATCAGGATTATCAATAGAGCAAGTAGGGGGTGTGGGTAATTCTTCGAGTTCATTTAGCCAGTCGTTAAAATTGGACATATTTAGTTTTTCCACCTTTCTTAATTGCTTTTAGGACTTCTCCTTTGTTGTTATTAACGT